GACCAGTTATTTTTATGTGTTAAATATAACGGTCTCTATAGATACTATGGAATAGTATATACTGTACCAGCTGGTCATCTAATTAGTTTAATAGATAAATACGAAAACATATTAGATCATTTTACTGCTCCCAGCAGCAAAACTCCACAAGAAGCTTTGTTAGACATTTGTCGAGAATACGATATGTTTTGGTATCCAGAATTATTTGAAAATAACTCTCAGTCGGTTGACAACTGATCGCTACGCCATATAATATGCTTATATGAGACCCGACTGGATTCAATATTTTTTGGGCATTGCCAAAGTAGTATCTTTGCGTAGCCATGACATTCATACTCAGCACGGATGCGTCATAACAGACAGCCACCATCGCATTATAGGAGTTGGATATAATGGATATCCTAGAGGACTAGACGATAATTCCCTGCCAAAAACCAGGCCAGATAAATACAACTGGATGATTCATGCTGAAAAAAACGCCTTATCTAATTGCGTAATACGACCAGATAATGGGGTGGCTTATGTTACTGGTCAATGTTGTAATAACTGTATTATGGCCCTACACCAAGAAGGTATTAAAAAAGTATATATGGGAAATAATCATGGAACACATTTATTTGATGAGACCCAACAAGCCATATTTGATACATTTATCAAAATGAGCGGCATAGAAATTCACAAGGTTGATACAGATTTTTCTTGGATCAAAGGTGTATGAGATGGTAGTCAACATCTTTATTGTATCATCGATAGCCACATTATTTTCATTGGTGTTCTATCCTCAATATTATTATTATAATTTATATCATACAATTTTATTAGGTATTTTAACTCTTTTACTTAGAAATAAATAATCAAATATGTCAGCACTTCAAGAACTACAAAATTATACATTCGTTAGTAAATATGCTAGATGGTTAGAAGATAAGAACCGTAGAGAAACATGGAAAGAGGCGGTAGAAAGAGTTAAAAATATGATGCTGCATAAATATGCAGCAAACGACGTTAAGGAAGATATTGTTTGGGCATATGACCTTATGTACAAAAAAAAGGTTCTTGGTTCTCAGAGAGCTTTGCAATTTGGTGGTGATCCTATTCTTAAAAGACACGCAAAAATATATAATTGCACAAGTTCTTATTGTGATAGATTAAGATTTTTCCAAGAATGTTTTTGGCTTTTGCTTTGTGGTTCTGGTACTGGTTTTAGTGTGCAAAAACACCACGTAGCCAAACTACCATCTTTAGAGCACGACATAAAAGATTCCGAGGTTGGTGTTAAGTTTTTGGTTGAAGATACGATAGAAGGCTGGGCTGACGCCTTGGGTGTCTTATTAAGCTCATATTTTAGTAAGCCAGTAGAGGAATTTAAACAATATAAAAATTGTCACATTGTTTTTGATTATTCCAAAATTAGACCAAAGGGTTCGGATCTAAGTTCTGGTGTAGGCAAAGCACCAGGGTTTGAACCACTACAAAAGGGTCTAGAAAAAATACGAGCACTATTAGATCGCTGCGTTGCTAATGGACAAAAAAAACTACGCCCAATTGACGCTTATGATATTGTGATGCATAGTAGCGATGCTGTGCTTAGTGGCGGTGTGCGTCGTTCAGCAAGTTTGGCTTTGTTTAGTCCAGATGATGAGGAAATGGCAAAGGCTAAAACAGGAAACTGGTATATAGAAAATCCACAAAGAGCCAGAAGTAATAATTCTGCACTCCTACTTAAGAATACAACAACTTTTGAGGAATTCCAAAGCTTAATGGAATCTGTTAAAGAGTTTGGTGAACCAGGATTCATTTGGAGCGAATCAACAGAAATGATTTTTAATCCATGTGTTGAAATTGGTATGTGGCCCATCGATGAAACTAATGGCAAAAGTGGATGGCAAGGATGTAATCTATCTACTATTAATTGTTCTAGTGTAACAGATGAAGATGATTTTTATGAAAGATGCAAGGCTGCTGCGATTATCGGTACTTTGCAAGCTGGATTTACCAAACTAGATTATCTTGGTTCGACCAGCGAAAATATCTTTAATAGAGAGGCACTGCTTGGAGTTTCTCTCACTGGCACTATGGAAAAACACGATCTTGTTCTTTCAGAAAGTGTTTTAACTAAGGGTGCCAAAATTGCTGTAGAAACCAATAAGCAAATAGCAAAAAAAATTGGCATCAATCAAGCAGCAAGAGTCACATGTCTTAAGCCAGAAGGAACAAGTAGTAGTATGTTGGGTACAAGTTCGGGTATCCACCCACACCATGCTAAACGCTATATAAGACACGTACAGGCTAACGTTTTAGAAGCGCCATACCAACACTTTAAAAAACTAAATCCACAAGCTTGTGAAAAATCTTCATGGTCAGCCAATAATACGGATGAAGTAATTAAATTTCCAATTGAAGTTCCTGATGGGGCAAAACTCAAAAATCAGTTGCCCGCTGTGGAAATGTTGGCAGTAGTTAAAGAAACTCAAAAGAATTGGGTTAATTCTGGAAAAAACAGAGCATTATGTACCCAAGAATACCTGAGTCACAATGTAAGCAATACTGTCACAGTAAAACCAGATGAATGGGACGATGTTACAAAATATATCTATAATAATAGAAAATATTTTGCCGGTATTTCTCTAATTCCTCAAAGCGGAGATAAGGATTATCCACAGGCTCCATTTACTACTGTATATACTAGTAGAGAAATTGTAAAAGAATATGGGGATGCGGCATTGTGGTGTTCTGGTCTTATAGAGTTGGGATTAAATGCTTTTAATAATAATTTATGGGCAGCATGTGATTATGTTAGCATGAATCAATCTAATAAGGACGATACTCAAGAAAAGCTTTTATTTATGACCAAAATGAAGAATTTTGCTGGTAAGTATTTCGAAGGAGATATAAAACGCTTAACATATTGTATGAAAGATGTATATAACTGGAAGTTATATTGTGATTTATTTAATACTTTTAAGAAAGTAGATTATACTCAACTTTTAGAGACGGAGGACAACACCATGGGTATAGAGGAGATTAGCTGCGCCGGTGGTGCGTGTTTATTGTAATCATTTTTTAAATGCTTAATTTGCTAAAAGGTGTATTTAATACTGTTTTAGTAGCTCATTTAAAAGGAGATACATTTGACCAAACGCTCAAAAAAACATAAAGCAACCACAGATAACACACAACAGGCTTCTCATGAGATTTATAAAAATAGACTGAGAGCTAGGTCAGAAAATCAAAAACTTTACATAGAAACCATTAAAAATAATGTTGTAACATTTTGTCAAGGATTAGCTGGTAGTGGTAAAACACATATTGCTGTTGGCATGGCAATAGAAGCCTTGTTAGGAGAGCAAGTAGATAAAATTATTATTACCAGACCAGTATTAGAAGCAGGAGAAAGAATAGGATATCTTCCAGGAACGGCAGAAGAAAAACTACATCCTTATCTTTTACCAATTGTTGATGAAATACTATACTTTATAAGTATGGGGCATTACACGGCATTAAAATTGAATAATAAAATCGAGGTAGTTCCGCTAGGTCTTATGCGTGGTCGTAATTTTCATAATGCATTTATTGTAGCCGACGAATGTCAAAACGCATCTTATGATCAATTAAAAATGTTATTAACAAGAGTAGGGAGAAATAGTAAAATAGTATTGACTGGTGACGTCAAACAGTCTGATCTAAATAAACACCTACAAGGAGGTTTTGCTAAAATTAGTCAGGCGCTAAGTTCTGTAGATGGAATAGGCTCATCAATTTTAGAAGCAATAGATATTGTACGCAACCCTATTATTGCTAAAATTTTAAATGTTTTGGATGAGTTGCCGGAGGAAAAGTGAAGTCCGATCCTTTACAGAGTCATATTAAAAATAATGTTGATATCTTCAATATAAAATTATTGAATAGCACATTTATATCACAGAAAATCTTGCCTATAAATTATAATAATTCTCCATATATCTTATCAGATACAAATCATAATGACGTCATGTATTATGATGGCATGCTTTATCCAGACGAAATACTCAGAGAAAATTATGGTTCTACGATAGAAGACTATGCTGTTTCCGGAAATTTAGCAGCACAGTCTATAGCCGGACTTTTGTCTCAATATAAAAATTTAGATAAACATACCTCTATCTTAGACTGGGGGTGTGCGGCGGGCAGAGTGATCAGATGGTTACCAAAATATGTAAGTAGCAATTTATATGGATGCGATATTAATTGTAATTATATTTATTGGTGTCAAAAGTATTTAAATAATATCGGCATATTTACACAGTGTTCGTCATTTCCTCATTTACCATTTAGGGACAACACTTTTGATATAATTTATGGATTATCCGTATTTACTCACATTAATCAACTAATTGATATGTGGTTATTAGAACTTAAACGCATACTAAAACCGGGAGGTATGTTATTAATAACATTACATGACAATAGTGCATATCAAATTATAAAAAACAATCTAAACAATAAAAAACATACATCATCAGGAGCTGCTTTTGTTATTAAACGATCTTTTCAACAATTCCCAGATATTTCCACCTTTGATAGGATGTCATGCGGAAATGGTGATCCAAGAGGCAATTTTATGTTTTTTAGCGATGAAAATATTAGACGTACATTTGGTAAAATTTTTACCATAAAAGAAAAATTAACTATACTAGATAATAGTAAATATGATTTAGCATTGAACATAGGAAACTTTCAAACAACATATGTTCTCGGTAATGAATAATAAACCTATTTAAGTTTTATGTATCAGCACAAACCTTGTCTTATACTTAATAGTAATCATATGCCATTGGGAATTATACACTGGCAAAGAGCCTATTGTTTATATTATCAAAATAATAATAACATAGACGTTTTAAGCTTTTATGAAAATGATCATATAGTTGGGACCGGCGGTAAAAAATTGCCAGTGCCAGCGGTTATTAAAACTCGTCAGTTTTTTAATATTTATCAATATTCTGTTAGATTCTCTAGAAAAAATCTTTTTTTACGAGATAACTATACTTGTCAATATTGTAATACTAAATATGAAATTGCTAAATTAACATATGATCATGTTGTTCCAAAATCTAAATGGAATCATAATTCTGGACATCCTACGTGTTGGACAAATATAGTAACAGCATGTACGGTGTGTAACAGAAGAAAAGGCGATAAAACACCACAACAAGCCAATATGACACTACATACAAAGCCCTATGCGCCCAAAAAAACAACAAAATACTTGCCAATACAGCACCATCTGCTTACTATAAAAGAAAGCTTACCAGCGGAATGGTCTCTTTACCTAACAGAATCATATGCCTGAATATACATATAATTGCGATAAGTGTGATAGAGTTTTTACTATTATTTGTAGTATATCTCAATATCAGGATAATGTTTTATGTACCAAATGTAATAACCAATGTATTAGAGCATATAATATAGATATGCCAACAATACAAGGAGCTATAAAATTAGCAGCATCAGAAATTAAAACACTGGGACATTTGGCGCAAAGAAACACAGAAACAATGACACAAGATCAAAAAGATGAATTATATAGAAAACACAACTCATATAAAGAAAATGCACCAGAAAAACCATTGCCAAAGGGCATGAAGAGACTTAAGAAACAAAATAAAATACAATGGACAGAACAACCAGTTGTTAAACAAAGGAGAAAAATCAAGTGAAAGATCAATTTGTTTTTCATAGAGCAAAGAAGGAAGCGTCGGAGCAGATTAGCTCCAACACTGAATTATACACACTAATAGATCATCAGGATTTTATTGATAGTGACAACAATCCCAGAGCTAAAAATGACAACGATCAGGTTCTAGCTAAAAAAATTATTAGGGATGATGGAAGTATCAAATATATGGTTAAAAGAGATGGTTCTGGTAAGCTGTATAATCCTATTTCTATCTATGGTCAAAATGTATCCAGAAGTACCACCTTTTTGGATAAAACTTGTAAGGACTTTAAATTCAGAACTGTAAATATGAAGATTTTCGAATACTATATTAGTTTCTTGAAAACAAAAAATTTATCATGGCTTTATAATGCAGAAAGAGAGGCTGAGTAATGGCTCGTTTATCAAAAACAGAAACGTGTGCTATTCTATGGTTGAATAGTCAAAATAAATCTCCAGAAGAAATCTCGCAAGAGTTATCTTTGACCACTAAACAAGTAGTAGCAGTTATAGAAAAAAATGGCAAAACATTATCAGCAGGTGAATCCGCTATCAAAACCGTTAGTGAATCTGCCGCCAAAAAAAGCAAGAGTAAGAATCTTATGATCACTCAGACCAGAGACAAAAAGACTAATAATGTTTCTATTATGACAAGAGAAGCTTCTGCTTTAAATGATGAGATTAAGAAAAACTTTAGAAGTAAAACAATTAATGAAAATACTATCTATAGACCCAATAGTAGATAATGTCATCACAAAAATATCCATCTAAATATTCTAATGGCAAAACAGTTAGTGGTGCTCAATACATCACTGAAATAGTTTGTGAAAACAAAGCCATAAGAGAAAAAAAGGATTTGCATTTTAGATTTTGGACCGAGCCCTATTGGGAAAAGTTTTTTAGGAACCAGATAGCATCTGCAAATAAACTTATTAAAATCTATGACCCAATAGATATAGCCAAAGCATTAAAAACTCCAACAGGACAAAAAATTTTTTCTTTGCGGGCTCCGCATCTCAAACAGATTATAGAGATAGAAGCAAGCAAACGAAAGACTACTAATAGTAGAAAATTTACTCCCGTGGAAAGAAAAGAGAACTTAGTAGTACGACAACATCAGCCACAAAAAAACATTTTAGATATGTTAGAGGAATAAAAATCAATGTCTATAAAAGAAGCAGTAGAAAAAAGCTTTGGTGAAAACATCATTTTGGACGGCAAAGCACTTGTAGATAAAAAGCTTATGACCATACCGGTGAGTCCAGCACTAGATATTATCCTCGGTGGGGGCATACCGGAAGGAAGTTTCGTGGTATTGACTGGTCAGCCAAAGTGTGGTAAAACAACAACTTCTTTAGACTTTGCGGCCACGGCCCAAAGACCAGAATACAACGGATTGAATGGACCAAGAAATGTGTACTACCTAAATATAGAAGGTAGACTTAAAAAACGAGACCTAGAAGGAATACCGGGTTTGGATCTGGAAAGGTTTCATATCATAGGATCACAAACTGGTAAAATTCTTCACGCAGAAGAATATTTACAAATAGCTGAAAGAATTATTAATGAGGCTCCAGAATCCCTATTGATTATAGACTCATATTCAGCATTATGTACGGAAGCAGAAATTACATCTGATATGGATAAAATGCAAAGAGCAGACGGAGCAAAGCTTTTGGCTAAATTCTGTCGTAAGGTTGCTAATGTTATTCCTGTTAATAGAAACATAGTAATAGGCATCACACACTTAATGGGTAACCCCGGTTATGGCAATGTTGAATGGAAAGAAAAATCTGGCCAAGCTATAGCATATCAAACAGATATTAAATTAAGGGCCAAATTCCACAAACCTTGGACCATTGGCACAGAATCAAACGAAACCCAAATTGGCCAAGAAATTGAATGGTTAACACAGTGTTCTGCACTTGGACCACCCGGAGGCACAATAACATCCTATATACGATATGGACAAGGTATAGACAAAGCAATGGAATTAACGTCTCTAGGAGCTGATATGGGACTTATTAATAAATCCGGTGCTTGGTATACCCTATCGTTTTTAACAGATAAAAAGGAGAAGTTGCAGGGGATAGAAAAAGTCAGACAATACTTGGTGGACAACCCCAAGGCTTATGATTTATTGTACAAAGGAATAAAGGATTTGATTGGGTTAAAATAAATGCTAGTCTATGATCTAGATGGTAATAATTATAAATGGTCTATTTTGGGTAATACAAAGAATAATAGGAAAAACCAGTCGTCTTTACACAAAGCGGCCAACGCACTATTATCCGAAATATACCCAACTATTACCATCTTACAAGAAGTACCAATAGCTATTAGAAAAAACCAAACTCTATATTTAGACTTTTATATCCCTCTCCTAAAAAGAGCGATAGAAGTTCATGGAGAACAACATTATAAATTTGTGGCGCATTATCACTCTAATGCTATGGGTTATATTAAGCATAAAAAAAGAGACAGCGATAAAAAAGAGTGGTGCGAGATTAACGGGATCGAACATATAGAACTTCCTTATAATGAAACGATAGAACAATGGAAACTCAGAATAAAATAATGTCTTCAAAAGAAGAACTGGAATACTGGGATAGTATACTAGATGAGTATGAAAATCAAATAGGGTTTACAAAATATAAATCAGATCTTTTGCCAGAATCTGAACTAAATCACTATCTGATTATGAGCAGAGACGAACTAGAAAAGCTAACCCCCGACGACTGCGGACAAATAGCATATCGATTATCTCAGTTTAGTTTTCATGTACAAAGAACGGTAAATAGAGAGCAAGCTAGACACGATTGGGCAGAGGACACCATTAAATCTGTCATTGCCGATGAAATAAATTCATATAAAGGTTATGGATATTTAGAGAAATCTTTACAAGCAATTAAACACAATGACAAAGCAAGGTCATTAGATAAAATTAAAAGATATGCTAAACAACGCATAGACCGACTCTCATATCTAGCTAATTCTATTAATAATCTGTCTAACATTCTTATTAATATTCAAAAACTAAAGGTTAAAAATGGATAATACAAATTTTAGTCCGGAACAAATTCAGCAAATGATTCTATTACTACAAAAAATGTTACCACAACAAGAGGCTGTTGTAGAGCAAGAGCCCAAGGTATCAAAACCAAAAGTTAAAAAAAATAGCACTAGCACAAAATCTAAGCAGAATCCGATCAAGACTAAAAAAATAAATATGACATCGCAGCACCATGAGAATAAGTTTTTGGAAATGTCAGAAATGAATATGCACAAAAGCGATGCTGATATAGACAAAAGATTAAATAAATTCCCACCAACGCCACGCAGCAGACCATTTTCTCTAGTGTCTGTAAGATGTAGGGTGTGTGGTAAGCCAGAAGAAGTACACCCGAAGCTTGTATTAGATTCGTTAGATCGGTATAAATGCAACGATTGCTCCAAGGCCCAGGGGTAGGATAATACAGTATGATACTGAGCGACCCATCAGCCGAAAGAGCCGTACTGTCTGGAATACTTAGCTATGGCTATAATAGCTATCTAGATATTGCAGATATTTTGAAAGAAAGCTCTTTTTCTATAAATAGCAATATTGTTTTATTCAAATGTTTAAAAAACATATTTGAGCACCATTCAGCAGAGAATGTCGATGTCGCTTTAATTTTATCGTCTGCACAGGAATTAAACCTATATAACTTTTATAACAAGCCAGATGAAATGGCTCACCTAAAAGCTATTAGAGACTTTCCTGTTAGCAAAGATAATATTAGAAAGCTTGCTGTTAAACTAAAAAAACTAGAAATCGCAAGACTACTTCACAAACAGCTCGAAGTTGCTCAAGATAAAATGCTGGATGTGAGTGGATCCGAAAGTATCAACGAGATTCTATGTATTGCAGAAGACACCATTTTTAATTTCACCTCTAATCTAAACGATGAGGATCAGTCACCATTATTAATGGGAAAAAATATAAATGAGTATATAGATAATCTAGAAAAAAATCCAGTTGATCAAATTGGTATTTCTACTGGTTTTCCGGTTTACGATAAGTCTATCGGAGGTGGATTAAGACGTAGTACTATTAATGTTATAGCCGCTAGACCAAAAACTGGTAAAACATTACTGGTAGATAATATGGGTGTACACATAGCAAAACAGGGCATACCCGTCTTAAATCTAGATACAGAAATGACTAGAGAAGATCACATTAATAGAATTTTAGCCATGATGAACGAGGTTGATCTAAAAGAGATAGAAACTGGTAAATTTGCACAGTCTCCGGATCAACTTAGAAAAATCCACCAAGGCAAAGAAGCCTTAAAGGATCTACCTATTTACTATAAGTCAATCGCCGGAAAAGCCTTTGATGAGCAATTGTCATTGATGCGTCGATGGGTTACAAAAACGGTCGGCTTAAACAACGACGGATCCGCTAAAGATTGTGTTATTTTTTACGACTATCTTAAACTTATGGATAGTCAAGGAATATCTCAAGACTTAAAGGAATACCAAGTCTTAGGTTTCATGATGACCTCTCTACATAATTTTGCCTGTAAGTACAAAGTTCCTATCGTAGCATTTGTTCAATTAAATAGAGATGGAATAACGAAAGAAACTACAGATACGGCTTCTGGGTCCGATAGAATTATATGGTTATGTAGCAACTTTACAATCTTTAAACGTAAAACAGACGAGGAGATCGCAGAAGACGGTGCGGATAGCGGTAATCGCAAATTGGTTCCTGTTATTAGTCGTCATGGCGGAGGACTAGATGATAATGATTACATCAACTGTAACATGAAGGGCTGGTGTGCTAAAATAACAGAAGGTAAAACAAAAATTGAGTTAACACATAATAGAGGAAAAAAGCATGACGGATTCAGCATTAATGATCAACAAATCACAGAAGAAGAAATACCGTTCATATAGTAAGGAAGAATTAAGACAAATCAGCGATTTGTTATGTGATCATATAGATAGCCTGTTGGATATGTTCAATATTGAATATCGCAAAACGTCTAAAATGATTATATCTACATGTCCTGTTCACGGTGGAGATAATCACTCCGCATTTAATATCTATCCATATGGTGAAAACTATAAAGGAAACTGGAAATGTAGAACACATCATTGCGAAGAATCGTTTATGCCTTCGCCTATCGGATTTGTAAGGGGGCTACTCTCTCATCATCATAAAAATTGGACCTCAAAAGATGACGAGATGGTTTCTTTTAATGAGACAATGACGTTTATAGAAGAATTTCTCAAAAAAGAAACTGGCTATTCATTAACAGAGAATAATACAGATGATTGTCAAGATTTTATAAAACTCATACAATCCATCAAGCCACCTATAAAAACCACAACTCCTAAAGAGCTGCCTAAAAATATTATCACAAAGATTATACCGAGAGATGTTGTTAGAAAACTGTTAAATATACCATCAAAATATTATATTGAAAGAGGCTACAGCCAGGAAATACTTGATAAGTATGATGTTGGACTATGCTTAACCAAAGGCAAAGAAATGTATGGCAGAGTTGTGGTGCCAGTCTACGACGATGAGTATACATCAATGATAGGATGTACCGGTAGAAGCATATTTAATAAATGTGAGAGTTGCAAATGTTACCATAATGAGTCATACAGATGCCCTGATAAAAATAACCAATGGAAATATTCTAAGTGGAAACACAGCTTCGGATTTAAAAGTCAAGCATGTTTATATAACTATTGGTTCGCCAAGGAACATATTAAGCAAAGCGGTATGGCTATCTTAGTAGAAAGTCCAGGAAACGTATGGAGACTCGAAGAAAGTGGTATACACAACAGCGTAGCAATGTTTGGTTCTAATCTGAGCGATAAACAGCTTTCGTTGTTAGATGAAGCTGGAGCAACTACTATTATCATATTAACAGACAATGACGCGGCTGGACAAGATGCTAAGAAAGCCATTATTCATAAGTGTCAGAAAACACACAGACTTTTTAGTCCTATAATCTCTAAAGAGGATGTTGGAGAAATGACAAAAGAAGAGATTCAAACACAAATTATTGATTATATAGGAAAAATTAAATGACTAAAATTATTGCATTTGCCGGTAGAAAACAATCTGGTAAAAGTACGGCGTGTGAGTATATATCCAATATTATATCCACTAGACCATACAACACATTTACTAATAAAATTTATAGTTTTGCTGATCCACTAAAGCAAGATATTTGTATAAACATACTTGGGCTATCCCATGATCAATGCTATGGTTCGGATGATGATAAGAACAGCCTAACTCACTTAACATGGAACGATAAACAATTAACAGCCAGAGATGTTATGCAAATAGTTGGAACAGAAATGTTTAGAACCATGTATCCTAATGTTTGGGTTAATGCATTAATTAATAAGATTAAAAATGATAATATAGAAGTAGCATTAATCTCCGACTGTAGATTTCCAAATGAAGTTGACATAGTTCATAAAAATCATGGATATGTTATACGATTAACTCGTAATCTTTTTAATGTTGATCATCCTAGCGAAAAAGCATTAGACAAAGAATATTATGATTGGTCTAACTTCGATTGGGTGATTGATAATCAAAATCTTAATATTGATGATAAAAACAAAGCAATTAGCGACTATTTGTACTACAGTAGAGCCCTATATTACAGCAATACAAAAAATATATGATTATTACCTATTTACGCAGTAGTTCTTATGGCACACACTCCATGTGTGAGCAACAGTATTTTATAGAATATGTATTGGGCTTAAAGTCCCCATCTAATAAAAAGGCAGACAAGGGAACCATAGTACATAAAGTGCTAGAAATTCTAGCACTAATGAAACACGCTGAGCAGAATAAACAGCAATATGTTGAAGACGATGTTGTAGGCCAAATTGATATAGTAAAACATAGTATGCATGACGGAGTATTCGTGCATAGCGTAGTAGATAAGGTATACCAATATTATACTTCTCAATTTACACACCATGAATGGACAGAAACCGATAAAAAGGACTGTATTAATTGGATCAATAAGGCTCTAACTCATAATAATAGAATGTTTGATCCTAGACATAGAATCATAGTACAACCAGAGCAAAAATTTGATATAACAATTAATAAAGATTGGGCTAAGTATACTTTTGATACTAAAGAAGGACAACTAACCGGAAATTTAGCCATTAAAGGTACGATAGATTTAATCACAGAAGTAAATCAAGACACATTAGAAGTAATAGATTGGAAAACAGGAAAAAGGCTGGATTGGGCCACAGGCGAAATTAAGACGCCAGAAAAACTACAAAAAGACGCTCAATTAAGAATGTATCATTATGCTATTAGCATATTATATCCACAATATAATCACGTTATGGTTTCTATTAACTTTATTAATGATGGTGGACCGTTCTCTATTTGTTTTGATAAGTCAGACTTATACGAAACAGAAAATATGCTTAGAAGAAAGTTTGAAACTATAAAAAACGCTACAATACCACGCCTAAATAAAAGTTGGAAATGCAATAAGTTATGCCACTTTGGTAAAACATCTTTTGAACAAGGACATATTGAGCCGATTAAAGAGTATAGAGAAAATCAAGTTACTAATATTAACTATAATATGTGCAAGTGCGAACAAATAAAACATGACACAGACCTATATGGTATAGACCACGTAGTTGACAAGTATACTAAGCCGGGTTATAATGTGGCTTCTTACAAAGCACCAGGGTCAGTAGAATAATGTACATACCTTTGCATAATCATACTCACTATAGTCTATTGGATGGCCTTTCTCGACCAGAACAGATCGCTGACAAGTGCGCCAAATTTGAGATGAAATCTTGTGCTATTACCGATCATGGTAATATCTGTGGAGCTATCCAATTTTATCAAAAGCTTAAGAAAAAAAAGATTAAGCCCATCTTGGGTATAGAATTATATATTTGTGATCAAGATAGTTCTATTCAAGAAAAAGACAATGCTAATTTATCTCACATGTTACTATTAGCAAAAAATCTAAAAGGATGGAAAAACCTAATTAAGCTGGTATCTCAATCAAATCATCCGTCTAGATTTTATCATAAACCAAGAGTATCTTTAAAAGATTTAGAAGACTATCAGTCTGATGATTTTATTTGTATGACGGGTCATCTTGGTTCAGTTATTGCTAATCATATTTTAAATGATAATGTCTTATCTCCAGATGCTAGTGCTATATTCGATCAAAAGCTTTCTTATTTATATGATATTTTTGGTACACAAAACGTCTTTATTGAATGTCAGCAAATGGATCGAGATTACACCAAAGAACAATCAATATTAACCAACTTTTACAGAGAAAAAGCAGCATCTAACAATAGTATTAAATTAATCGCGACCTGTGATGCTCACTATGTAAATCAGGAAGACTCTGTAGACCAAAGAATATTATTGTGTAATAATTTAAAAACAACATTTGCAGAAATATCTAAAAAAGACAATATACCACTTAAAACCTTTTTTGAGTCTGATAAATATTATCTATTAACACCAAATGAAATGCAACAGCTTCATACTGAAACCGAAATAAAAAATACACTGTTAGTAGATAGTATGTGTGAGGAGTATGAGATACTAGTGCCACCACAATTACCAAAATTTACTTGCCCAAATGGTTTAATAGAAAAGGATTACTTGTATAAGCTATGTAGTGACAAGCTATCAAATATAGACAAATCTAATCCTAATGCGTATAAAGATAGGTTAAATAGCGAGCTTAATACTATTAATAAGGCTGGTTTGTCTGGATATTTCTTGATAGTAAAAGATATTGTGGACTTTATTAGATCTAATGATTGGCTTCCTGGTCCTGGGCGAGGGTCGGCGGCTGGGTCTTTGGTGTCATATCTTTTAGGTATAACATCTATAGATCCTATAAAATACGATCTACTCTTTGAGAGATTCTATAATGACGGACGTAATACCGAAGGTCGTATTTCTATGCCTGATATCGACGTTGACGTACCCATTGACAAAAGAGAATTAGTTATTCAACATATGAAAGATAAGTATGGCAGCAGCAAGGTAAGTCAAATGATTACCTTTAATACCCTAAAGGGCCGGGGAGCCTTAAAAGAAGTGCTCAGGGTCTATGGAGACATATCTTTTGAAGAGACTAATAGAATTACGGAAAATATTCCAGACGAAGCCAAAATTGCGGATGAATTACAAGAAATGAAAGAAGAATATGGTGAGGCTTCCATCATTAGATGGGCTCTTGAAAATGAGGGAGAGAAGCTAAAACAGTGGTGTTCAATCGACTCAGATGGCAACCTTTCTGGACCTCTATCGAAGAGATTTGAGCAGGCTATAAGACTGGAAGGAACAAAGTGTCATCAGTCTAAACACGCGGCTGGAGTGGCTGTGTCTGCTCAAAACTTAGATGAGATTTGTCCAATGATATATGACGGCAAAACAGAACAAACTATAGCGGGGCTAGAAATGGCCGATTTGGAATCGTTGGGAGTTGTAAAGTTTGATATTCTTGGTGTAGCACTATTGGACAAAATTATGAACATACGAGACATGTTGCGGGGTTGACACCTCAACGGTGTATTATTATTATAAAACAGAGTCTTTTACGCACAAAGGAGCAGTTATGAAATTTTTTGAATTGGCAGTGGGCGATAAATTTAGATACGAAGGATTACTATATGTAAAAGCTAAAGAAGAAAGAATTTCTTGCTGTAAAGTAGGAAAAAATGCAACTTTATGGGGGGCAGATGATTCGAAAGTGGTAATCAAGCCATTAGCAGATGTAGAAAAAGTAGATAATTCCACACATCAGCCCATAGAACCCCCAACAGGACACATAGCTCCAGCTAAATCAGAATAAAACTCTTTATGCTTATTAATCAAAAAAAGATTTGCGTCTTCGATATGGAGACGGACGGATCAGATCCGTACACATGTAGTCCGGTACAAATAGCCGCACTCATGATAGACCCTATAAAATTAGAAGTGGTCAAGGATTCTGAGTTTAACATAAATCTTAAACCAGACAAACTTGAAACAGCTGACCAAGATCATAACCCATACTTGGATAGCGATATATTGCAATGGCATGCAAAAATTAAAGGAGTAACTCCAGAAAAAATATTGGAAGACTGGAAATCTTATCCCAGTCAAAGTAAATCTTGGGAGCAATTTATTAATTATTTAGATTCGTTTCATACAAGAACAACGAAAAAAAGTCTATTTACAGCTCCTATTGCAGCTGGTTACAATATTTTTAGATTTGATTTGAAAATTGTAGAAAGATTGGGAGAAAAATACGGAAACGTAAATAGCAATGGAGAAATAGATATTTTTTATCCTCGCGATACTTTAGATCTAATGAATCTATTATTTTATTGGTTTGAAAGTAGTCGTGATGTAAAAAGCTTATCAATGGACACCATGAGAGGATATTTTGGCATTAGCAATATGAATGCGCACGACGCATTAAAAGACGTTCAAGATACAGCGGAAATATTAATTAGATTTTTAAGACTACACAGAAATCTATCTAAAAAAATCAAATTTAAGGATTCCTTTTCAATAGCATCTAATGGACAAATTTAAATATAATTGCGGCTGTTCTTTTGATATTCTTGACAAACAAGAAAATATTCCCAAAATTTTATTTGATATCAATATTGAGAACATTAATCTTGATTGCTCTAGAACATGGGATTTATTATCAGACGGAAATACTAAGGGGTGCTTTCAGCTAGAGTCTAGACTGGGGCAAACATTAGCTAAAAAACTAAAACCAGAAAACATAGAACAGCTTGCGGCATTGATAAGTATTATGAGGCCGGGATGTTTGGAAGCTATACGCAATAATAAAAGCGTTACTAATCATTATATAGACAAAAAGAATGGTGACGAGTCTATAGATTACTTTCATCCGTGTTTAGAGCCTATTCTTGATAAGACGTACGGAGAGATGATTTATCAAGAACAAGCGATGCAAATAGCCCAAAAGGTTTCTGGTTTTGATCTAAAAGAAGCAGATATGTTAAGAAAAGCCATTGGCAAAAAAAAACCAGAAGAAATGGCTAGACTGAAAGTAAGATTTTTGGATGGAGCTAAAAAGCTAGGCATTATAGACGATGCTTCTGCGGAGGAGCTTTTTGGATGGATCGAAAAATCTCAAAGATATTCTTTTAATAAAAGTCATGCCGTAAGCTATGCTTTCAATGCATATCTTTCCGCATATGCTAAAGCCCATTTCCCAAAAATCTTTTTTGCCTCATATCTAAAATATGCTAAAGATAAAATAGATCCACAAAAAGAAATCAAAGAATTGGTTGCAAATGCATTAGAATCCGATATTAATATTAGAGTACCGGATTTAAGACTAATGAATAGATCTTTTATAATACATAAGCGAGATGTATATTTTGGCTTAACAGATATCAAGGGTTTTGGGGACTCTGTGTACGAAAAACTATGTGGTTTAACAGAACACTTGGACCTATATAAGTTAAATTTTCTTGAAATTATTTTTCATATACTACTATCTATTAACAGCTCAGCAGCAAAAGCCCTAATAGAAGGAGGAGCACTCGGTTTTATAGGTTTATCTAGAAAGTATATGTTGCACAGCTATAATATATGCAGCAAGCTTTCTGATAGAGAGATTAAGTGGGCCAAAGCCAACTTAGACCTGTCAAAATTTAATAACATTTCGGGGTTTTGGGACTTTGTATTCTCTATGAGTTCTGGTAAGAACAGTTTTTTTGCAACATCAAAAAGAATGCAATCATTAACAGAGGAGTACGCTTTGTTTAAAAATCCTCCATTTTCTCTAGAAGATTCTGTGGAATGGTTAGCCGATGCTGAACATAGACTATTGGGTATTTCTATTACTTGTTCTAGGGTTGATGGGTGCGATACTTTAAGTGCTAATACTACATGTAAAGAAATTAAAACAACACTAAACAAAAAAGTATTAGTGGCGTGTGAGATAGATGATATTAATGTTGTAAAAACAAAAAAGGGTAAAAACCCTGGACAAGAAATGTGTTTTATTAAAATATCGGACGCCACAGGCTACGCAGACAATATTGTATGCTTTCCTGAACAATACAAAGAATTCGAAAGCCTGCTAATAACAGGTAATACTATCCTAATTGAAGGAGACAAGCCAAAAAGCACAGAAGGAGGATTGCTAGTCAAAAAAATCTGGCAAATATAATATTATGAACTCGGAATTAGTAGTATCTGTTTATAATGAAGATCCCTCATGGATTCTTGAAGCCTTAAAAACAAAAAAGATAGGCAAGGTTTTTGTATACAACAAAGGATATAAGGACTTGTCATTAGATGACCCTAGAGTTGAGATAATAGAAAAACAAAATATAGGTAGAGAAGGCGAAACATTTTTATATCATATAATTAAAAACTGGCACAACCTATCCGATAATATATGGTTTTGTCAGGGAGATCCGTTTGAGCACTCACCAGATTTTATTGGTTTAATTAAGAACTTGGATGAATATAAAGCTTATCCGTATTGGCCTATGAGCTATAAATATAAAGAAGATATCCCACCACAGCAACTATTAGATATCAACAATAAAGACCATATAAATGGCTTAAGGTGTGCTAATTATTTTATTCAAAATATGCAGATTGTTGGACACTGTGGGTTTGTGGATATTCCTTTATATGGATCCATATCAGAATGTAGGCAAAAATATAAAACATATGATCTTTTTAGATATTTATCAAACAGGCTGGGATTAGCAACGCCTGGGCCAATAACAGACTTTGCATATTCTGCATGTTTATTTACAAAAGGCTCCAGTATTAGACGGCACGAAACCTGGGTATATGAAGAACTATACACATTTCTACTAGAAAGTCATGAGCAAGGTGGTTGTCAGGGATACATATTAGAGAGATTTTGGCCATATTTATTAACTGGAAGAAGCTATCAAAGTCTGACAGATTGTTATAAAACTCTTATTACACCCTCTCCGAGCGTGGGTGTGTGGAGTGCGTCTAAAAAATTGTTATATACGAAAAAAAAATTGGGATGGCATGAAATTTTACCGTGTAATGATTCTACCATTTGTGTTTATGACAAAAAAACAAATTCAGTAAAATTTTTGCCAAATATTGTATTATATGATAGATCAAATACTCATAGCGTTAAATGTGAATCATTAGATCAGGCACAAGACATTATATTGAACTCTATATACGACCAACCCATACCGTAGGATGGTCTTAAAGAAAAACCTTGACACAGTGCGACGATTGGCTACAATAGTATTGTCCGAAGTTTGGTATGTATAACTTTTAAACAAAAGGAAATTGAATATGAATATGGTTGTATTAAAGGGTAATCTTGCTAGGGATCCTGAACTTAGAACCGTTGGTTCTGGCGAAAAGCAAACATCGGTGGTAAATTTCACCGTTGCTACATCTAGGGAGTTTACCAAGGCCGACGGAGAAAAGGACAAGATCACGTCGTTTATTCAGTGTGAGGCTTGGGATTCTGGAGCAGAAACGATTGCCGAGACCCTAAAAAAGGGCGACCTAGTTTTTGTAGAGGGATCGCTAAGGAATGACTCTTGGGAGAAGGATGGCGTAAAGCATTCAACCCTAAAGGTAAGAGTCAATAACTTTGCCAAGATCATCAGAACTTCCAGAAAGAAGTCAGCAGCCATTTCAGAGGAAACAGTGTCCTTCTGATGCAGATGTTAAACTGCTAATCTCTTAAACGAACCACTATGCTAATTGGTATAGTGGTTTGTTTTTTAGTTACAAAACCCTACAGATAAAATCTAAAATGTCTATAAGAAAACGCAAGCCAAGAATACTAATGTGTAACGAAGCCAGTTTTATGAATTCTGGCTACGCTAATTACGGTAGAGAAATTTTAAAGGGTCTATATAAAACAGGTAAATATGAAATAGCAGAACTGGGATGTTTTGCCACTGTAGAAGATGCAAGAGGCAAAGATCTACCATGGAAATTCTATCCAAATGCAGTATCATCCAAAGATGAAAGATATCAAAAATACATATCTAATCAAGCAAATTCTTTTGGATTTTGGAGATTTGATCTTACATGCTTAGATTTTAAGCCAGATATAGTAATTGATGTTAGAGACCCATGGATGTTTGAGTATCAGTCTTTTTCTCCTCTAAGAGAATTTTATCACTGGGTTATTATGCCACCGGTAGACTCTATTCCTCAAAAAACAGAGTGGTTGAATACATTTTCATCAGCAGATATAGTAATACCGTATACCCAATGGGCAAAAAATGCTCTTGGAGCTTTGGAGCATAAAAATCTTTATCATAAAATAGCACCAGCTGGTATTAATAAAGACGTATTTTATCCAATAGAAAA